CCATGCTGGTGATTTAGCCATTACTTTCCTTTGACCTTCTTAAGATTTGGATTTGCCTTCTTAGCAGCAGGACTTGCCTTGCGTGCTCCCGCAGCAAGGATTGCTCCTGCGTTCTTCATTGGGATTCCTTGTTTCTTTGCAATCGCCTTCTGCGCTGCAGCAAAACCCATCCCCTTTTTGGCTGCCATTACTTCTCGCCGAGAGTAGTTGGCTGATTAACTGGGGCGCCCTTGATACCATAAGGGTTAACTGTTCCAAAGTTGTCATCCTGATTTACCTGTGAGTTTCCGCATCCACATGTTTTGCACATAATTACTTACCCTTCTTCTTGAGCATCATCATGCCCTTAGAAACTTCCTTCTTAACCTGGGCCTTTGATTCGCCCTTCTTAAGTTCTAGCTTCTTCTGCTTCTTAGGTTCTGTCTTTTCAAAGGCTGCGTATGCTGCCTTCTTTGTAATCTTTCCAGCCATTTGTTTCCCCTATTCCTTAAACCCGCCAGTGTTGGCATCGTAGGCTTTACCTGCTTTGTTTGATTTCTCCACAGCCTCTTTAATCTTGGCCATGGAAGTCCCTGCTGGTTGGATGCCCTGCTTGCGGGCTGCTGAATATGCGTTAAGTTCCGCATCCCACTTCTTAGCGGGCATTGCTTTCGTAGCACCAGCATCTCCTACGGAGAGTTGAAGGTTCTTAGCCTTGCAACCAAAGCAATCTTCATCACAATTAGTGTGGTCAATATCTATGTTTTCTTCATCTTTAAATGGCGTAAGCGATTCCATATCGCATAAGACACAGCCATAAAGGGTTACTTTAAAATCGTGTGTTTCTGTAAAGCCCCACTTAAGGACTTTAGTAATATGATTACATGTCATAACGCTGTTATGTTCTCCCCAAATACGCCACCAATAGAAGCATCGGTTAAACGATTCTTAGTTGTTTCATCAATGATGTATTCGTGACCACCGATATAAACCTCAGTTGCCGCTGCAGTTTCTGTCTGCCCAGGGAAGCGATATGTGTTGTAGGTTCCGTCAATCATAAGGACGGATACTCCACGGTGGATGCCATAGCGTATAAAGAGTCTGTCCCACGCAACAGGTGTTTCATAAACTCTCGGTGGTATAAATTTATACTCAGCCATGTTTCCTCCTTGATTGGTGTAGAGAGAGGGCGAGCGAACCCGCCCCCTCCACTACATTTAAATTACTGAATTGAAGAACCTGATTCAATACGGTAAAGAGCTGCTTCACGGTAGCGTGAGAAGCCAAGTACGCCGTACCATCCGATTGGACGGAAGCGCATCAAACGGTCAACGACTGGGCCGATAACAACATTTGGCTCTTGTGCAACTGCCTCCGCAAGTGCCTGCTTTCCAGCAAGGATTGTGCGGTAGTTAGCTGTAACAGGAGTTACTGTGATAACGGTTGTCGCTGTAACAGCAGCTGTGTGAGCTGTGTCAACAGTGAATGTTGTTGTTGAACCTGATGTTACGATTGCAGTAATCTTGGCACCTGTAGCGATACCTGTTCCTGAAATCTTGTCGCCAATTTCTGAACCTGTTGCAGCAACAGCAGATGAAGCAACACCAAGGGTGTAACCTCCTGATGTACCAGCAACTGTTACAGCTGTTGTAGCGAGTGCTGTCTGGTCTGCGCCGTCCATACCACGGTACATACGAGGTGTCTCAACGAAGTAAGCACCCTCAAATGTTCCGATAGTTCCTGGCCAGAACTGACCTGTACCTGTCTCAGCATACTTGTGCATGTCGTTCCATCCACCAGCGCCTGTTTCTGCACGAAGGTCGTGTGAAACTTCTGGGTGGATACCAGCCCAGTAGAGTGAGCCTTCGCGTGGAACAGCCTTGTTTGAACGGAGCTTAGCGACAGCCTTACGGATGTCTGCTGCCTTCAATGTGTCTGCTGCTGTAACTGTAGCAGTAGATGTACGAGCTGTTGAAGATGCTGCGTAGAGAACATTTGTTCCCTGACGAAGTGTTTCCATTGCAATCTTGTCAAGTGAGTCTGCCATGTTGAACGCGATGATGTCTGCAACTGCAGGGTCAACATCTGAAAGTGAGAACAACTGGAGCTTACGAGTTACAAGTGTTGCGTTTCCGTATTCAGCGAGTGAAACAGAAACTGTAGAAACATCAGCCAGTGCTACTGCATCTGGGTCTGTTGTCTCTGATGATAGTGCTGCCGTGGATGCGCTCAAATCGTTGTAGAGTGAGAATACAACGCTTGAACCAGGCATTGCCTGCTGAGCTGGGCGCTTGTCTGCTACTGAACGAATCAGTGGCTGAGCACGAAGCGCAAACTCAACATAGCGGTCATAAGCGGTCTTGATAAGACCAGCCATAGCAGACGAATCTGTATATGCCATGTGGGTTCACCTCCTAAGGTGATTGGTAGTTGTTGGTTAGTTGTAAGTTTGGATGCCAAGGATTGCATCCAGTGCGCGTGGGTCTGCCGCAGCCAAAATCTTTGCAAGTGAATCTTCATCTATTCCTGGAGGAGTACCTGTTGATACAACATTGTTGATTCGTGACTGAGTGGAAGTATCCACTTTTGCATTTGTTTGTGTTGCAGTGGCATCTGAATCAAGATTGATACCGAAGTCCTCTGCATTGTCTTTTAGCCAGGTGTTGATACCTTCTTCATCGCTAATATCCTCTGGGATATACTTAGCAATGTTTGGGCGTACACCCTTTGAGGCCAAGACATCCTTGACCGAACGCTGACGAGACTGTGTTTTGAGGTTGCCGTATTCACCTTCAAGTTCTTTCAAACGCTTTTCAAGCGTGCGATTGACCTTGCGTAGTTGCTGGACAACATCAGTTCCTTCATTGTTGAAGTCATCTTCGTCATCGTATTCGTAATTGGTAGCCATCTACCTATCTCCCTTTGTTTGTTGTATTCGCAATCCACAAACACGGTTCGGGGAAACCATGCTGGCTATTGCTACCAGTCTTTTTACGCTCACATGGGCTGGTGGGTCTTGTGAGGATTCTTTTATAGGCCGCTTGATTCCTTAAGGGAACCGCTAGTAAGGCCAGATGAACCAGCAAAGCGGGCCATCTCTCGTAGCGCTCGCTGCTGTGATGCCATGAGAGCTTTCTGGTCACCTTCAACCGAAGCCTTTAGCGCTTCTTGGTCTGAGTAAGATTGATTTTCAATGTATGAAAGTCTGCGTTGGTTCTGAGCTAGTTGTCCAGCTTTACCCATTGCGGAACTTAGGTCATTGAATCCCATGTTCTTGTAAATATCATTTGCTGCAAGTTCTTCGCTCTCGGTGGTACCGAAACCAGCCATTCCTGAACGAGCGCCAAGCGCTGCTATCTCTGCTGATCGAGCCTGCTTAAGTACCAATGGCCCAGCGATATCGGCATTAAGTAAGTAGGCAGTAATTGCACCCTCACCAAGGCCATAGAAATTCTTAAGCTGAGCCCGAATATCACTGTTAGTTGACTTAGCTAAATCTTGTGCAGCCTGAGCGCGGTCCTGAACTTCCTTAGGAGAAACTTCATTACCAATAATCTTGCCCATCATTTCACGGTTATCGTAAAATCCAGGTGGCAAATCAAAGAAGCTCAATGTTTGCTTAATAGTATTTTCTGCTTTGATATAAGCATCTTCTGTAATGGTACGGTTCTTGGCCTGTAAAGCCTTCATACCAGGAAAGCGTGCCTGATACTCAGGTTGGTCATATAGCTTAATAAGCAGAGCTTCTGGCGATACATCAGCCATAATCTCATCACCAATAAACTTAGCAAGAGATTCAATACCATAAGATTTAAACACGGCAACCATGGCATCAGATGCTTTTTGCTTCTTGGCAAACTCATCTGCCTTCTTAAGTTCGGCATCAATTTGAGCTTGTGTCTTTGGCGCTACTGTAGGCGTAGTCACAACTGGAGCCGCTGGCGTAACCGTAGGTGTAACTGCGGGAGTTACCTCTGGGGTAACTACTGGCATACCGTTGGCATCTAGCACTGGAGGCTGACCAAAGTCATATTCGCCCTGGCCTATGTCGGCTGCTTCTGTTCCAAGAAACTTGCCATCACCAGTATCTTCTTCTGGCATAATATCTTCTGGCAAATCTTCTCTGTTCGCATCAAGCCACGCTTGATATGCTATTCCTGGTCTTGCCATTAGATTGCCACCATACCAAACTTGCTAAGGATGCTTGCTGTGTATTTTGAATAAGTATCATTTGCGTTCTTTGTGTACTGCCAACGGTCATCTTGACGAAGCATTTTGTCTACTTCAAACAATGGGCGCATTACAACTTGACCTGATTTTGCATCTACTGCTTGAAAAATCTTGCCATCTTTCCATAGTGGGTCGTCCCATTTAATTGCATCTGGGTCCATCTCAAGCACTCCAGCCATCTTTTCACGATAGGCAGAGGTTAGGTCATAGAGTGACTGACCTGCGTTAATCTGGTCTTTAAAGATTGAGTATGTGTTAGCTGACTTAGTGCGAATCTCCGCCTTAATATCATCTGCACTTGCACGAGCCATGATGCCCTTGCTTGATGGTATGCCAAGCAAACGGCCTTGATAGTCCTTGCGCTGTGTGTCAGTAAGAGTAATACCATAAAGGTTGGCATAGTCGCCAATGTCTGTAACCATCTTGGCGTAGGCTCCGCCATTAATAGCTGCCGTAAACTTTTGATTGCCTAACATGCGAGACTCTACGGTGGCTGCATCCCAACCATGAAGCATTGCTGATTCAGCAAAAGATGCTAACTCCTCAGCTATCGCTGGGTCTGATGCGTTTATGCCAATCTTTGTAGCAAGGCCAGAGACTACATCTTTGGCACCTTGAACCTTTTCATCGTAGTAAGCCTGTCCAAACTTGTATTTCATCTGGATATTGGCAGCTACTATTGGGCCATTCTCCATGTACCAGTTACTGGCGGCAATGCGAGCTGCAATAGATTCTGCAGTTTCTAACGCCTTGCCAGTTTTCTTGTCAATAACTTTGTCGTAGATTGCCTGTAAATCTGGTACAGAGTTTAGTAAATCCTTAACCCATTTATCAATAGGTTGCAGTGTTGTATCTGCCATTACTTAACTCCCAACGCTTGTGATAAGGCTGCACCAAATACATTCAGATTTTGCATTGGCTTGTACATTTCAGATTTTTGAGCGACTTTTTCAGCATCACTCAAGATGTCTGCCTGGCCATAGCCAGGAGTTGTAACAGATGTGCTTGTTCCGTTATTAGAAGTGGTTACTGTTTTAGTACCCTTCTTCATTTCAGTAGCATGTATTGTCTTATAGAAAGCATTGAACTGTGCATCAGTAGCTGTGCGACCTGTCAGCTTTTGAAGTTGAGCATTAAGCAGGTTCTTAATATCTTCTTTAGATGTAGGCGTATATTGAACATCTGTCTTAGGCCCACCTGCGCCTGCGCCAAAGTTATCAGGGTTGTAAGCGCTTACCCACTTTAGATATGATTCCATGCTCATACCTTTAGATGCAGCTTGTGAGCCAAGCATGCCCCATGTACCACGAAGCGTTCCAGTAGTTGCGTTTAAACTTGCACTTGGAACACCAGCTGCTAAAGCTAATTTAATAAAAGCTGTTGTGGAGTTTTGGTCTGTAAGCGCTGGATAATCAGCGTTCCACTTTGTAACATCCGTAATTGGTGTTCCAAGTATTCCTGTTCCAGTTGTCTGTGGCATCCCACCCGTAGCGCTTGGTGTCGGTGTTGGTGAAGGTGTATTGCCTGAGGTTGGTGTAACGCTTGGTGTAGGAGTTGGCTTAGGTGTAGCTATTGCGGTTGGCGTTATACTTGGTGTAGGTGTTCCACTTGCAGAAGTTGCGTAAGGATTTTTAGTTTCAACCCATACAGAGCCGCTTTCGCTTTTGCCGTTCCATTCAAGCGTGTACGCCCTGCCATCTGGAGTAACAGCAAGTGTTTTTCCCTGGAGTTCGCCATTTTTATATTTAGTGATTTGAAGATTGCCTGATTCGTCCTTCTTTACAACATCACCAGTGTAGGGCTTGTTTTTAAAATACATTCTAATGTTGTCGTCAACCAAAACAAATTTAAAGTCATTGCTATCATTTGGCTTAGGCAAAGACTTGCCTTTTGTTGTAGGTGCAACCGTTGGAGTGGTAGTAGGTGCAACAGTAGGAGTAGCCGAAGAAGTAAGAGTAGGTGTAGGGGTTGCAGTAGGTGAAGGCGTAGTTTTTACAGTAGGCTCGCCAACTTTATACTGTGAACCAGTTGACGGGTCAGTTGTGTACTTTGCACCATCTATACCAAAAGTGTATTGAGTGCCTTCTACTGGCTTACCACCGCTAAACTGCATTGTAAAGTAATTGCCAGAACCATCTGGCGCTGAAAATGTTCCGCTAAATGCCTTGCCATTTTGAGTTGCTGATTGCCCGTCAGGAGCAATAATAACATTAGGAGTTAACGCTGGAATACCAGGAGCCAATGGCGTTGCATCTTTTCCTTCTACGGTATTGCCAGCTGTATTTACTCCAATAAAGAATAAACCACCACCTACAACAACTGCTATGCCTTTTTTAGACTTTGGCAAAACTCTGCTTGCAACCTTGGCAAGGGCCTTGAT